ATGTATTCCGCCACCAGTTCCGGATGTTCACGCTGGACCGTCTCAAACGCCTCGGAATAGCTGAGTGCCTTGTCGTCCTGGCGCTTGGCGGCAACCATTGCGCTGAGTTTCGCGGCCGCATCACCTACCACGGGCTGCCCGGCCCCGCCGGCGAACTCTGAGTAATCCACCGCGGTCGGCAGGGCGTCCAGGAACTTGCAGAACCATTCATATGGGGTCGCCTTGCCAGCCTCGGCAAACTCCAACTCCTCGGCCCACGGTAGGGCCTGCGCGAACTCGACCAGGCCGGTCCGCAGCATGGCCGGGGTCACATGCCCCTTACTATCGGCCGCCATTGCATTGATCCTGGCGGCCGCCTCGGCCCGGTGCGCTTCGGCCTTGGCGGCAAGTGCCGTCGCGGCCTCGCGCTCGGCGAATTCGGCCACCGCTTCGGCTTTGGCTTTATCAGCCGCGTCCTTGGCCGCCTTCTCCACGGCCGCCTTGATGTCATCCTCCGAATAGGTCGCCGTCATCGGAGCCAGCCCAGCATTGGTGGGTACCCCAGAGCCGTCGTCCGGCATCTCATCAATTGCCTTTTTGAACCAATCTTTCCACGCCATTGTCCCCTCCTCCTCCGTGTTGTCGTTGAATAACATGAGCGCCCGCCCCCCGTCATCTAGTTGCAAGTCGGCAAGGCCCTTTACCGCCGGCGGCGCACCACCAAGGAACCCGACGTGCCGCAGGTACATACCGCGCCCACCAAGATCACGATATAGACTCGCGCTCCGTTTCCTGAACAGACCGGCCCGCACCGCAGCGGCGAACTCGCTCACCATGGAGATCGTTGCCACCAGTTTGTCGCCAACGACCTGTAATGCTTTCACCCATCCGTAGGCGGGGGAGTCGGTAGTCGGGTGACCGATTACTACGGGCGCCTCATGATATCCTGGGTCATACGATTCAGCAATCTGCCGAAGGTCGTCGGCCGTGAACGTGTGGGTGACCCCAGCGCTGTCCGTATGCGTTCCGGCGGAGAAGATCTCCACCTGGTGCTGATCTAATGCGTGATCATCCACCATCTCTATCCCTCCTGTAGTACGCCGCCAACTCCTCCGGATATGCGTCCAGGTCTACATCCGGAGGATTCATCCCGGCCTGGCCCACATGATAGCGCCACCCCTCGTCTGGTAGCACATCTGTCGGCCCCGTCTGGACCGGTATCTCGCGATCCGAGACCTGGCGTGCGCTGAGAGTTTTCACGTAACACCTGCAATTGAAGCCGTTCGGCGGATACCACTCGCCCCAGATCGGGTCATCGTAACGATACGTCATACCGTTCATCGCGGCATGCCCAGGCCGGGTGCGGCCGTCCATGATCGCCATATAGCACCAGTACGGCCGGCTGTCGGCTACCTCCATCATCTGCTCGTATCGGCCAACGCTGTAAGCACTCTGCATATTGGTGCGGTATATCGTCTCGATCCGCCACGGGGTGAGCCGTTTCCGCTCCGTGCCGTCGGGCATCTCCATGATTGCATCTTTCCCGGTCGGAGCGAACCAGCCACGGCGCGACAGCAGGTCCGTCAATTGCTCTTGGAATTCATCCAGCCTTACGCCGTCCGCTATCGCCCGATCGACCGCTATTTTGATGTCCATGAGCATGTCCATCTCTGTCACCCGCGCCACGGTAAAAGCCCGTGCGTGCGCGGTCTCCCACAGATCTCGCCATGAGTCCGGCGATAGCTTTAGGCCCTTCGCCTCGTAATACGCCACGGCCTCGTCGAACGACAGATCCAGTGAGAATGCCGGGATGCTACTGCTCACGGGTCACCGCCAGTCTACCCTCTGCCGCCGCGGCGAACATAGCCAGCGCCAACAGCGTCTGGAATCGATCCATCGAGATCGCTGGGTAGATCGCGTAAATGGCCGCGCCCAATGTACCGATATCAGTCGCACCTCCAACGGCATCGATAACCGGCTGGAGCATTGCATCCATGTCCGGCGCGGTGGCTATCGATACGTTTGTTGCCAGTGCATCCACGGCCTGCTGCCCAGATACCTCCGGCTGTTGCTCCGCAAATTGTCGCGCCGACGCCAACTGTAGTGCTGACTGACCCGCGCCGGCCGGAGCAAACTGTTGGGCCGTTATCGTCGGCTTACCATCCGCCGCCAATGGGATATCGTAGGTGTCCTGGATATAGGTCTCCGGCACACGGGCCCCCATCCCCATATCCACCAGGAGGATCTTGTCACGCGCGGCCAGCGCGGCCAGGTCCTTCGGCGGCTCCGTGCGCCGCCAAACATGCGGATATTGCGCTGGTGCCGGGAAATTATAGTCTACTAGCCATCGCACTACGGTGTTATTGATCCGCTCGCACATCAGATCGGCATCTGATTTCAGCAGGTCCATGCGCACATCGTTGTGGACCTGCCCGAGACTGTATGACCCACTGGTCCCTGGCTCGGTAGTCAGCGTTTGGCCCAGGATGATTTTCGCAATCGCGCGGTCGAAATACCCGCACATATCGGCATAGGTATTGGCTGACGATTGGCGCTGCGCCTCCAGCAGTTCGATTGCCATGGTGTCCGGGATGGTGATACCTGTTTCTTGCTCAATTGCGGCGATTGCGTCCGTGAGCGTCTCGCGGCTGGCCTGATCGGTCCCAGGAGGGTATTTCCCAACGGCTGTCGGCGTCCCGAATTTCTCGGCAAATCGGACCCAAAATTTGACCCCATTTTTCCGGAACCATACTGGCCAATAGAGCCTGTTTCCGAGTCCCACCCCGTAGGGATTGTGATCATGTCCTCCGTAGGACCAGACGACGAATTTTCGCTCTGGAACCAGTTCCCCCTCCACGATGCTTGCCGGCGTGAGAAGCCTGAGCCTGTATCGCTTGTCAAATTGGAACCTGCTCGGGCGTCGCCCACGGAAATCCTCGATCCAGATGTCACCCTCGCTCCTCTCCCACATGATCTCCACGGGTTTGTAGCCGGTGAGCACTGCCTGCATGAGGGAATGTGTCAGCGCGTCGAAGTTGGCGCGCTTGAAAACATTGGTAACTAAATCAGCTATTTTTATATCGGCGCGTTTTTCGGAAGCAGGCGTAACAGACCATTCGCGGGACTGAAGCGCCAGGCTGCGGACCTGGAGCGCCGAGAATACCTGCCAGTCTCGCTCCATGTCCTCGTAAATCCGCACCCCACGACCGGCGCTCTCATATTGGAGCACGGTATCGGGATTTTCCAGTCTGCCGAGATAGCCAGATAAGTAATCGATATCATTTGCAGAGGTAGCGATTTCCGAGGTGATTGGCGCACGTCGTATGATCCGCGATACGGCCATCCCTAAAACCTCCCGATGCTGGTGTACGTCGTGCGCCGGTGGTGTGTGCTCATGAACTCAATCGTGGGTATCGGATCGGCTGCCGCATTGACGGCCAGAAAGCATGCCCATGCACGGTCGGCGTGGCCGGACCCGTCTGCGTCCGCGACGAATCTGGGCGCCCCGGTGGCGGATGGGATACGGCGGAGCTTGTGCAGATCGGACCTAAGTTGAAAATCCTCTAATGGGAACCGTATCCGCGCCGACTCCATGATGGATTTGCCTTGAGTGGCCAGGGTCAGCTTAGTTGGCTGGGTGAATGTGATACCCTCGATCCGATGCGCTCCGAACTCCATGGTGGCGTCCTCTACCGGCTTCTCGCCCATGCCCGTCTGGTCGATGCAGCATCGCACCACTCGGTAGTGTGCGAACACCTCGCGCAGCAGTTGATCCTGTTCGGCGAAACTGATCCGCTGGCGAGCTATGATTTCCCGGGTCCAGAGCACATCGCCCACCTGCTCGCACACCCATATCACGTACAGGTCGCGTCTGGTGCCGATATCCACACCGATGTAACACGGGCCGCCATCGTACAGGTCTGGGCGGCCGGCCGACTCGTCCTCGCAACTCATGATCAACTGAAGCGGCAGCCATGCGCTGGCCTCATCGAGCCATTGCAGTTCGTATTCTTGCGCCCAGATATCATCGTCGTTTAGCGCCCGCCGAAGCTCAGCTATATCCCGTGGGAGTCCATCGGCCACTGCCTGGTGGATGTCTGCCGAATGCCTTGACCACACGCTATCCGTGGCCGTGAATATCTCGTGGAATTTATTTGTTATTCCGTTCGGGGTAGAGGTGATCCGCAGTTTCAGCCCAGGCCTGGATACCACTGGGAACAGCGCTGCCCATATAGCGTGCGAGTCCTGGTGGTGTGCGAACTCGTCTAGGAATACGTTGGCGGAATACCCACGTGCCGTATCTGGATTCGCCGGCAGGGCCGTGATCCGCGAGCCTCCAGGCATGACCACCTCGTCGGCTCGGTACGTTGCCCCGGCCCCCTGCCAATCACATGAGTGCTCGGAAAACGCTGCCTGAAACGCATAAGCGTGACGTTTTATGCCCTCGTCCATGGCCTCTCGGGCCTGCCGCTCCCCGCGAGATAGGATGACCCAGCGCTCACGCCCCCCGGCAGCCGCCGCCCCCAATACTGACGTAACGATTTCCAGCGTGGTCGAGAAGGTCTTCCCGCTCTGCCTGCAGAACCGCGCGATCTTGTAGCGTGCCTGGTCACCCACCCAGGTGCGCTGGTACGGATAGAGTCGGACTGGTGCGCGGTCAGAGTCCATAGATTTCATGCTTTATTTGATCGAGTAGTTCTTTTGATAGCCGTGGTGGTGCTTTCGATTCACGTACAGTGACATCGACGTCGTTGCGTTCTCTCCATCCCATCTGAGATTTACTCCACCAGATCATCGCGGTGGTGTCGCCACCCATCGCTTTTTCGAATAGAGTGCGCCCAACTTGGGCGCAAGCCAAGGCGTGTCCTGAGTCTAGTTCGACATGAAACCATTTCTCTAGCGTGATCGGTGAGATACCCCCACGGATCAAAGACGCCATTTGCTTGTGCCCAAGGCCATACCCAGATAGGGCCTTTACTTGCCTGCGCTCCTCGTCGGTAGGCGCGAATCGCGGCCGCCCAGCACCCGGCCTGCGGCCACCGCGCCTATTTCCCTTTTTATCGCAATATTTTTCAATGGCCATTTTTCGGCTCCGTGGTTGAAAATGGTATACGCTATAATGCTTACATGTTATGCGCCGAGAAGTCAAGCATTTTCGGTATCCTTAATCCACGGTGGGCGAACCTTGCTTTTTCGGTGCTCCTCCCTGATTATCTTCGGTGCCGTACGATGCCAATTTATTTTATGATGGATACGAGAGTAAGTTGACCTAGAGTCGTGTAGTACCCCGATCTGAACTGACGACGGACAATACATTACGCTGTAGAACGATTTCAGGTAAGTTCCGGTGTCGTTGTAAAGATCGGTCATTCCCCCCGGATTTGCCTGTGTCTGAATCTGGTCCAGTTGCACCTGCACCACCGTGAAAAAAATATGACCACGCCTGGATAGCGTCGTATAGGTGTTGACGTCTTCGTTTACCCGCCCGATAAACTTAAATGGACGGTCCAGTGAACAAATGAAGCTATTCATCGCCTTGCGTCGCAGGGTTGGACGACTCAGTACTTGCGGTCCCATGTGGTCGCCACCTTGGCTAAACGCAATCGTCAGTGCTGGAATAGATAGGTAATAATCGAGCATCGCTGTAAGCACATCGTCCATGGTCCGTCTGATCGGTATATATGCTCCGTCGAGGTTTACGTCATTCCGCATTTCAAAATCACGGTAATCATCGTCTAATTGGATGAAATACCGGCACCCAACCTTGCGGGCTAGATCCCAGCATGCGTTGCGCGCGTAGAATACAGACCGGCGGTCGTTGAAGTTATCGCCTTCATCGCTTGCGGCTGCCACG